TGATGATGTATTCATTGTGACAGCGCGACAGCAGAGCAATGGAGCTATTGTATATGAGATGGCTCAAAAGCTCGGCATACCTAAGGAGAATGTGTATTTTACAGGTGGCAGAGACAAGTGGCAGATGCTTAGAAGGCTGAGAATAGAGCGCCATTACGACAATAATGCAGAGCAGATTTCCCTAATCAAGGAAAATACAGAGATTGATGCCGTGAAATTCGGAACAGATGTACATAAAGAGTAAACAAATTAGAGTAATATGAACGAGAATTTCAAAAAGGTAATGGATTCCTTAGCTGAATTCAAGACTATCCTTGCCGGGCGAAAAGTATCTGCGCAATTTGGTGAGGCAGTCCTGGAGGATGGTACAGAAATCCGTTGGGAAGGCGTTGATTTAACGCCAGGAATTCCTGTTTTTGTTGTTGCTGAAGGCGAAGAGATCCCTGCACCTGAGGGCACACATCGCTTAGGTGGTGACATGGCAGGTATATCCATTGTGGTTGATGCAGAGGGCAGAATCGCAGAATTAATTGATGAGCGTGAAGGTAGCGGAGGCACACCAGCTGAAGATGCAATGTCTGCTGAGCAGGTTCGTTCAATTGTGGAGGGTGAGGTTTCAACTTTTGGCAAGGCATTCAAGTCTATGTCAGGAATTGTTGAGGCCATCGCTAAGCAAAATGATGAACTTAGCAATGAGCTTGCTGATTTGAAAGCTGAATTCGCAGCCTACAAAAACGCACCATCAAATGAGGTCAAAGAGGCGGAGAAATTTGCCAAGAAAAGTAATGCAGGTATGACCAGCCGGCAAATGTTTCTTTTAAATAATATGAAAAAATGAGCTTAAAAAAGTTTATCAAATCTAAGTTTGACTATGATGTGTCTGAACTTAGCCCATACGTTGATGATTCGCGTGAGGACCTAATTGTGCGTTCAGTAACTGAAGCCGAAACATTACAGTATATCACCATTCAGGAAGGTATCAAAGGAACTGAGGACCTTAAGCTGTTGGATGATTCAATCATCTACCAGGAAGCCAATTGTTCAATGAGCCCTGATGGAGATACTATCTTTTCAGATAGACCTTTGACAGTTAACGCTATTGGGTACATGAAGAGATTTTGCCAAAAGGATTTGGCTGGATTGTGGACACAGTTGGCTCTTCGTCCAGGTGCAATGGCTGAGGATAAGGAGCTACCTTTCGAAGCACAATTGACTGACTATTTATTGAGGTTGCATGCTCGCGAATTGGACAAATTAATTTGGCAGGGTAATGTCGCTACAGGTACAGGCAACTTGCAATGGATGAATGGATTCCGTCAATTCCTTACAACTGCCAATGGAGCTGTTGATTTGAATACATCCTCAACTGCAGCAATTAACTCATCCAATGCATTTGATGTATTCTATGAGTGTTTCATCAACACACCTGCACAGGTAGCTGAGCAAACTGATTTAGTATGTTTCACAGGCCGTGAAAACTTCAACTACTTATTGAAGAATTTAGTTGATCAAAATTTCTACCATTACAGCCCTGAGACAATTGCGTCAATGACTGAGTGTTTGGTACCAGGTACTAACATGCGAGTGGTAAAAGTGAACGGATTGAATGGCTTAGATAACATCTACACAGGTCGTTCATCTCATTTCTTCTTTGGAACTGACCTTTCATCTGATTTCGAATCATATGATTTGTGGTATTCATTTGATGATGATGTAATCTACATTCGTTCTAAATTCCGTGCAGGGGTACAGGTTCCTTTCTTAGATGAAATCGGAGTATGGAATGGTACAGGATCTCCTAACTAATTGTTAAACTAAACTAAAAGATAGAGAGATGGCATGTAATATGACAACAGGGTACAATGACAGAACATGTACCAATGGTAAAGGTGGGATACTAAGCGTGTTATTATTCCCTGTGGGGAATATCCAAACACCTGTAACCATCGCAGCGAATGAGATCACATCCCTAACTGTAACCGGTGAGGTATTTCTTTACAAGTTAAAGAGTAACCTATCCAGCTTTACAGCACCAATCAAAGTGAACAAAGAGAATGGTACACTTTGGTATGAGCAAAGCCTCTCAATGATCCTGGCATCCGATACTAAGGAGCTAAGGTCAGAGATACACTTGCTTGCTCAGAATGAGGTTTGCTGTTTGGTGGAAAAAGCCAATGGCACATGGGTTGCATTGGGGTTGAATGAAGGCCTACAGGTGGCAGATGCCAATGAATATACATCTGGAGTACTTAAATCAGACCGTCAAGGGCATGTAATTGTTCTTAATGGTATGGAAAATGACGAGGTACCTGATGTAGCTGATGGTGTAATAACCACATTGCTATCACAGCAGTCACCTGCAATCTAATATATCTCATAAATTCTACCGAGGGGAGGGCAATGTCCCTCCCTTTTTTGTAAATTAGAGCCATGAAAAAGTTGAAAATCAAAAAGGAATGTATCGGATTAAAGGTCAGAGGTGGCTTTTTAAACAAGTGGTACATAATTGAGGAGGGCAATGAGGAGCTGTATTGGCAGATGGGTATCTTAGATATTTTTGAGAAAACAGAGCCTGCAATTGTTAAAAAAACTAAGGATGTTAAGGATAGAAAAAAACAATCAGAGTACGTTGATAGTAACGGTATCGGAATTGACAACGATTCCAGCCCCATACTATCTGTTTGAATTCATTGAGGAGCAAACACAGGAGGCATTGTATTGCATATTGACCAACATCAGTACAGGCATTCCTAGATATGACGAGTTTACGCTGGTTGATGGGGTTGATGTTACATTCCCATATGCTGGTTTTTACACATACAAGATATACCAACAGACAAGCTCATCCAATTTGGACCCTGCGCTATCTGATGGAATGGTGGAGGAGGGCCGTGCCCATGTTTATGAGATGGATAGTCCATCCAATTATTATGATTACAATGTAGCTAATTTCGTTTATGAGTAAGGTATTGAACGTCCAATTTTCTAAGTCATTCACAGTTCCTGTGGAGGAGCTTGATAAGGGCCAAGGGTTTGTAAAGTGGGGAAAGAAAAATGACTATCCATTCTTTATCATTGATTTGCTACATGGCTCTGCTTGGCACCAGGGTATCATTAAAAACAAAAGCTACTATATTTCAGGCGGTGGCCTTGAGGTGGTGAGTGGAGATGCACAGCCATTCCTTAATAATGAGTTTAGGGATTTTGACATGAATGAGATAGCTCAAAGAATGACCTTTGATTTTGAGCTGTTTGGTGCCATGTGTGTTAAGGGTACTTGGAATAGAGAAGGTACTAGGGTCGTGGCATGGGAGCATCTGAACATTGATGCATGCAGGCTGTCTGAGGATGAGCGCACACTGTATGTATCAGATGATTGGAATGCCAGGAGACAAACACCTGAGGACACAAATTTCCGCACATATCCAGCCTTGGATGATAACAATCCACATGGTGCATTCTTTATATATTACAAGGAGCCAAGCAAACAAGCCAAGGGTGAAAAGGGAATATATCCAAAGCCTCCATATGTGGGTGGAATCACAGCAATACAGACAGATTGCGACATATCTCGCTGGCATATGTATGAAATTTCCAATGGGTTTAAAGCTGGCACCTTGATAAATCTGCCGGGAGGTTTTCCGGAGACAGCTGAGGAGGAGCGCAAAATAAAGGAGCAGATTAAGGGGCCTGTGCAATCCATTGAATCAGCTGGTGAAATAATAATCACATTCAGCCAAACCAAGGATGATGCACCATCTGTAATGCAGCTGTCGGGCAATGACCTTGATAAACGCTATGAGATGACAGAGAGAGCTGTGCAGCAGAACATATTGGTAGCTCACAGCATCACAGCACCTACTTTGTTTGGTATCATTCAGCAGGGCTCATTCAATGCAGCGGAATCTGCTGATTTGTTTGAGATATTCAAGGTGACCTATGTGAGCTCAAGGCAAAAGCAAATAGAATGGATGATAAACTACATGGCCCAATTAAGTGGCTCATCTGCAATACTCAAGCTCGTTGATGTTACACCTATCGGAACTGTACCACAAGTTGATGCAGCCGCACCTGTAGCTGATGTGGCAGCGGACCCATTGGCAGCTGGAGAGATTGATGTTGCTAAAACAGCATTGAATGGTGCACAGATTGCATCAATTATTGATGTAGTGGCAGCCATCAAGGAGGGAGTATTAACACCTGAGGCAGCGCTACAGGTACTATTGGCATCATTCCCTACCATTGCAGAGGCACAAGCTCGCGAGATAGTGGGATTGGACAGTGCAGGCATGGGTTTCTGTAACCACAAACAGCTGTTTTCGGACCAAAGCATTGAGCTATTTGAACAGCATGGCGAGCTCAAGGAGCAATTTGAGATAATTAAAAGCGTACCTGTGGAATGGGATACACCATCTGAGGAGGTATTCAGCAGAGAACAGCAGCTATTTGATGAGATTGGTCAAATAATGGTGCAGCTTACTGACCTTGAGAAGGCTGTATTGACCTTGCTACAGGAGGATGATGAGGAGGCAGGATCAATTGCCAAGGCAACAGGCGAGCCATTGCAGGTAATTGTTCAGGTGATTGAGAAATTAGTGATTCTTGGCCTTTATGAAAAGCCATCTGTTGATGCTGAGGGTGTGCGTACAAGTGGAACAGTCACACCAACAGGTGGGCAGGTGGTGAATCAAATACCAGGAGCAGAGCAGCCACAGTATGAGATACGATACAGCTATGAAACGAGAAAGGATGTACCACCTGTAAAAACCAAATCAAGGAATTTCTGCCTGGCATTACTCAGATTGGATAGGCTATATTCCAGGGATGAGCTCTCCATGATTAGCTCACAGGAGGGCAGAGATGTTTGGAGATACAGAGGTGGATACTATACCAATCCGGACACAGGTAAAACCACACCATGGTGCCGTCACATATGGATGCAGAATCTCGTAAAACGTAAACAATGAACTACCTAATTTCAGCGGAAAACATCCGCAAGCTGGGGTTAATCCATCCCAATACAGATACAAAACTGCTCACTGTAATCATTAAGCGGTCCCAGGATATGCACATCCAGCCAGCAACAGGCACACCTTTGTACAAGGCTCTGCTGCTTAGGGTACAGAATAATGATTGGACCAATCCGGATTATGTGACATTGATGAATGATTATGTAATTCCTTGCCTGGTGGCGTTCGTTGATTACAGGAGTGCTACATTGCTCAATGAAAAGCTCACCAACAAGAGTGTAGGCCGGCAGTCTGATGAGACAATGACAGCCAATGATGACAGCCAAAGCAAGGTAATGCGGGACCAGCTTAGAAAGGATGCATATTTTTACAAGGAGCGATTAATTGGATACCTTAAGGATGATGGTGGTGTGATGTTTCCGGAGTATGTACAGAGCCCATGTGAACATGAGGCAGTTAGAAAGGACAGAACAGGGTACACACCAACAGGCTGGATAGTATGAAATTCAAAATATCACAGAAACAAATTGACAAATTAAAGCAATACCTAAATGCTAAGGACATTAAACCAGGTAATGCGCGAGCTCAGCGAGATAGCAAGCGCACACCGGCAAATAAATGAATTTTTCCAGGGTGATTTCCTTGATGCCATCAGCCGAGATGCTGCTCAATATCCATTGATGGTGGTCACATTGGCACCTGGTAATGTCAATGAAACAAGCGTGCAGATGAGTGCTACAATTACTATCTGTGACAAGTACAATCATTCAGAATATAGGCAGATAAATGAGGTACATTCTGACTGCTTGAGCATAGTGAATGATTTGAATACCACATTCAGACAGTACAGGTGGACGGAATTTGTGGATATCACTGATGATATAACCATTGAGCCATTCATTAATGAGGGGCAGGATATGGTGGCAGGCTGGACCATGTCGGTTAATTTTGATGTGTATAATGAATTGAATTGGTGTGATATTCCATATGATAATTATGATTTTGAGAATGGTCCTGCAGCACCTGAAGCATGTGGTGACATGTACACAACATACCAGCTATACGTTAATGGAGTGCTGGAGGATACGTTCAGCATGTCCACAACAGAGAATAATACCATAAACATTACATTATAATGGCAGTAACTACCATAAACATAATAAGCACAGCGAACAAGGGCCTATTTGCTCAGACAGCCAATAGCCCAACATTGACATCCACCACAGCTGAGGGTACTTTGATTGATGGAGGTGTTGGATCTCTGAGCGTGCCAGCCAATGGCTTCGCTGTGGGTGATTCATTTCAAGTACAAATGGGTGGAATGATGAGCGCCAAGAACAATGATACCATCAGAATTAGGTTGAAAAGTGGCTCTGTTGTGTTGGCAGATTCGGGCACATTGACAATGCCAGGAATCACCAATCAGGTATGGTACATGACTGCACATTTTACTGTGAGGTCCATTGGAGCAGCAGGGGTGGCATCAATTGTCACTGTTGCACAGCTGCATGTATTAAAGGCAGCAGGCGGAACGCAGGAGGGCTTTGCCTGGAATACTGTAGATAGCACCACCTTTGATACAACTATTCAAAATACATTGAATATTACAGCTCAATTCAGCAGCAATAGTGGATTGAATAGCATATACAGTGATATATTTATCCTCAATAAGATATATTAATGTTTAATATCTTTGATTACCTTAAGAGCCAGATATTAGGCAAACAAGATGCCCTGGTATCAGGCACCAATATAAAGACCATCAACGGATCATCTGTATTAGGTTCGGGTAATTTAGTGGTATCAGGCAGCGGTGTGCCGGATGGTGACAAAGGTGATATCACTGTTAGCGGTTCCGGTAGCATATGGACCATTGATAACGGAGCTGTGACAGATGTCAAGGTAACTGATGTGGCTGCTACAAAGGTAACTGAGGACAGCAGTCATAGGTTTGTAACTGATGCAGAAAAAACCACCTGGAATGGCAAGCAAGCTGCCCTAGTATCAGGCACAAATATCAAAACAATCAATAGCACATCCTTATTGGGCAGCGGTGATATAGCCATCAATGGAAATCCATCATTGGGAATTGTGACCGGTACCAATGTTACAGGTACCACAGCATTTACAAAGAGCGCCACAATCACAATACCAGCCAATACAATTAGTGCATTGAGCCTGCTGGAGATTGAGGCGAGAGCCATAAGGGTAGCAGTTACAACAGGAACTATTGGATTTCAAATGTATATTAATACATCAGATTCATTGACAGGGGCAACTTTGTTAGGGGCATTTTCAACTTTAACAAACACTAACTGGTTCTCACAGGCTCGAAGGTCGTTATTTATCAATCCAACTACAAATACTTTAACAAGCGTAAACGCGGGCGCTGTGGGAAACACTGATTTTATAAATACAGGTACAAATACGGTGTTAACGTTTGACGAAACACAAACCTATTACCTAATTTTCGCGCTTCAACCTTCAAGTACGGCAAGCACTTCGGCGGTTCAATATGCTTTTGCAAAACGATATGTATAATATTACAAAAATAGAGGGCGGTTTTCTATATAACGAAAGGGAATACACCTTTGTAGAAATAGACGGACTTCAATACCGAATAGTGAGCGATACACAGGTTCATATTTACACCGATTACGGAATAATCCTATTCGATTTAACTTGTAGTATTGACGAAATAACATACGACAACATAGAAACCTTTATAAACGAGTTATATGGTTAGAAAATACACCGATGAGGAACTATTGACGCGAGTAAAAGAACTCAAATCATTTAAGAAAATACCGAAAGGGCGTTGGATTCTTGGCGTAAGGTCGAAAGCTGACATTCCGAACAAATTTGACGATAAATTTTACGTCTACGATGGTGAGGAATTCGTGGTAATGTTAGAGGGGACTACTAACCCAGGCGTTAGCATCCTAAAAAATCATTCGTCTTTTAACAAGTTAGGCGCGGCTATTCTCAAATCGGACGAATGGTATTACGACGTGTGGCACTACGGAATGCATCGTAACCGAATAATGGGATTGCTACAGCGTGGCGCAAAAATGAAAGTTTACCGCGACGGCGATAAGGATAATAAAAGCGAAGAGCAAGGTGTACTACAAGAAGGTTATTTCGGTATTAACTTCCATTTGAATTCACACGACATTAACGTACGAAACCGAAAATTAGACATTAACGGATGGTCTGCGGGATGTCAAGTGCCAAACGAACCTTTAAAATACAAACCTTTGTTAGAATGGTTTAGGGACAACCAAAAAGTAACTACATATTGCCTTATAAATGAATTTTAAATTTCTCAAAATGGCTAAGAAAAAGAAGAAAGACGTAAGCGTCGACATTGACACTAAAAACGTAGACGTTAAAATAGAACGAAAAGACGGTGAATTAGAAGCGACAATCGACACGCCAATTTTAGACGTAACTATCGAAAAGAAAAACGACAAGTTAAAGGTCAAGGTAAAAGCCGACGAAAACCTTGTTAAAACATTTCGCAATTTACGTACTAAAAGAAGCTCCTACCAATGATAACTAAGATATCGCGCAACGTTCACGAAATCAAAATCAAGTCTCAGGAATTCCGTTTAGCGGTGCTTTCGGATATTCATTGGGATAACCCTAAATGCGACCGAGATAAGTTAAAGAAAGACTTGGATTACTGCCTAAAACACGAAATACCCGTCTTTATAAACGGCGACTTTTTTTGTTTGATGCAAGGGCGCGGTGACCACAGGAGAAATAAGAGCGACATAAGACCCGAACATAACAACGCCCGTTATTTAGATTCAATTGTAGATACTGCGGTTGAATGGTGGACGCCCTACGCGCACTTACTTACGGTAATTGGTTACGGAAATCACGAAACGGGAATTATTAAATATCAAGAAACAGACCTTTTAGCGCGTTTTGTAGACCTTCTTAACTACAAGTGCGGTACTAACATTCAAACGGGCGGTTACGGCGGTTGGTTGGTGCTTAAATTCATTATAGGGGAGGAAAGTTATAAAAAGACCGCTAAGATTAAAATCAAATATTTCCACGGCTCAGGTGGTGGCGGTATCGTAACCAAAGGAGCGATTAACTTAACCCGTGCTTTGGAACTCTACGAAGACATGGACGTATTTTGTATGGGACATATCCACGAAAACTGGGCGCGAAACGATATGCGCGAAAAATTGGTTCACTCATCGATTAAAGGCTACCACATCGAACACAAGCATATACACCACATGATAACGGGAACGTATAAAGACGAATATGTAGATGGATTTGGCGGTTGGCATATCGAAAGGGGTGCGCCTGTTAAGATATTAGGCGGGCGAATTTTGAACATTTCCGTTAAAAGAACCAGTAAAGCCGAGATTAAAAACGTAGATTCTATTAGCTTTCCGCGTTAATTTGTTAAAAAGTTAAAAAAAGTTGTTTAAAGATTTGGATAAGTTATTTCTTATCCTTTATATTTGTGTATAACAAAAAACAAAGGACATGAAATTAGGAGACAAAATCAAAACGTTTGAAGTAAAACAAATCGTAAAAGGTTATTCGATTAGTTACAATTCAAAAGGTGTTAAAACACGAACAATAATTGATTTTTATTTATTGCTCTCGGATAATGGGCAAGAGCGAGTTTTAGCATCTAACAAAAAATCGTTATCAGATTGCGAAACATACCGACCTACATTTGGTCACAAATCAAAGTTTATTCAGTGGAATCAATTTAACATTGTAAAATAAAAGTTATGTCAGAACACACTAAGTTATTAGGAAAGGCACTATTGACAGGAATAGTGATAAGCATTTTAGTCGGATTAATTGAAACAATTTTTTAAGTTATGGAATGTAGAGAATGTAAAGGTAAAGGTACGGTTGTAGTTCCGTCCGAATGTGGAAAAGCCGCGTCGATGTGTTGCGGTGGATGTGTGGAGAATGAAATTTGCTTTGTTTGCGATGGCGACGGTGAACTTAAAGAGGCATTAATGGACGAAGAACTACTGAGAGCGGTAAACGTTTACGACAGGCTTTTAAAACACCGTGTTTTTCACAAGCATATTATGACTGCTATTTATGGTCACGTTAACGATGTAGAACTAAACAAGGCTTTATTATGAAAACATACCATATAACATTTTACATATCCCGCGAGGTTGAAAGTGACACGGGGGTATTATTAAGCGGAATAAGCGTAGAAGCTGACAACGTGTTAGCGGCGGTTATGGCATATATGCACAGGATGGACGAAGAAAAATTACCAGTAGTAGAAGAAATCAAATATATTTTAGAAGTATGAAAACGATAGTAATAACAGGATTAATTTTAAGCGCATTTTCAAGCGTTTTAACGACAGGTAAGGCAACTTACTACGGTCAACATTGGACAGGGCGTTTAACGGCGTCAGGTGAAAGATTCCACGCGGATAGTTTAACGTGCGCTCACAAGACTTTGCCGTTCGGAACGTTACTCGAAGTAACCGACCTAAACACGAAACAAAAATTAACGGTAAAAGTTAACGACCGTTTGCCGAAAAGTTCGGGAGTTTTAATAGATTTGACTTACGGAACTGCAAAAAAGTTCGGGATGCTTAAAAAAGGCGTTATCAAAGTAAGTATTGAAAAAGTAGGAACACGTAAAATTTATAAGAAATGAAAAAGACACTATTAGAAACCTTGGAAGACGAAGTTAAATACAGAATCCAAGAAGCCGAAAGAGGCGAGAATTACGAAGGACGTAACCATTATTTGATGGGTTTGAATGGAGTATTAAGGTCTATTAAAAGTTTAAGAGAATTAGAAGATGAAAGTAACGATTGAATTCAACCTACCCGACGAGCAAATCGAGTACGAAATGCACCAAAACACGAACAAGTATTTTAACGTGATTTGGGAATGGAAGCAGTACATGAGAAACCGACTCAAATACAACGAAGAACACCTAACAGAAAACCAGTATTTGTTATTGGCTGAATTAGCGGACGCGTTTAACGAAATGATTAACGACCATGGATGTTCAACTGATTTCTGAGGTGTGTAATTTGATTGCCACGCTCATAATAGGAATAGTAATAGGAATGATAATAGGATACGAGATATGGAACAACGAGAATTAATAGAGCACGTTAGAGAATTGATAGACAAGTACGACCTGAAAAACCCTTGTAGGCTTCAAAAGTACACCTATCCGCGTTATTATCTATTTGCGGTACTTAAACAAAACGCTCGAATGCCTTGGGTAGAAATTGCGCGGATGTTTGAAAAGAACCATTCAACGGTAATTCACGGTTTAGATGTACACGATATGCTAACCAAAACAAAGGACTTAGGATACAGGTACTTCACAGCGTCAATACGCGACGAAATCAAGTTACAAGAAAAAGACGAAGAAAGAGACATAGCAAAAGACGTCCTTTCGTGTAGAACTTACAACCAAATAAAACAATTACAACAAAAAATAAAAGACGGATATTATGATTAAGAGATTAGTAGAAAAAGAGCAACCCTTCCTAATAGTGGAAGAGAACGTTTACGACGAAATAACAGCGTTTTGCGTAGTGTATGAAGGTAGAGCATGGAACGGAAACTTTACCATACTACAAAAGCCAATAAAGAAGAAAGAACACTTCCAAGAATTTAGGCAATTTAAGCACCTATTCAAGGTTACGGACTTTCAAGGTGATGGACGCATTTACGATTTCAATAATTTTAAAAACAATGTTGATAAAAGACTTAAAAATAATTTGGTTAAGTCGCTGAAATAGTTGTATATTGCGCATCGGTTCGCTTCCACATTATAGAACCTTAAAAAACTTATTGACCTTGTTAATGAAGTAGACGTGGAAGCCTATGGATTTAGCAAGGTCTTTTTATTTAAATTATTTATTATGATTATTTTTCAAACAAGGAACGAAAAAGGCGGCAGGTTAGAGTTATCATTTGATGAAATAGAAGGTCATATGTATATTGATTCTTATGATTTTAAAAACCAATTAGTCAATAGTGAAACCATTTATGAGGAAGACATGAAAAAATTTCTTCAATTCATTAAAATTAATTGCGATGCAAGGATGGATTAAAATACATCGTAAGTTTTTAGACTGGCAATGGTTTAATAAAAGCGAGGCGGTTCATTTGTTTGTTTATATGCTTTTAAAAGCGAATCATAAGGACTCACAATGGCAAGGTATTGAGGTTAAACGAGGTGAGTTTATTTCGTCTTTAGGTAAGATTTCAAGCGACACAAATATCAGTTCTCAGTCGATTAGAACGCTTCTAAAAAAGCTCGAAAACACGAACGAAATTATAGTAAAATCAACAAACAAATACACACAGATAACTATCTGTAAATATGACTGTTACCAATTGGATTTAGAAGATACTAACAAACAACTAACAAACAATCAACAAACAACTAACAATCAACTAACAACAAACAAGAATGATAAGAATAAAAAGAATGAAAATAATATACCTGAAATCGAGGATTTTGTGGCTTATGCTTTAGAGCAATTCCCAAAGGTAGAAGAAGACGAAGTAAGATTGAAATACAAAAGTTGGTTAGTCAATGGTTGGTGTACTAATAGGGATAATAAACTACGACCAATTAAGAACTGGAAATCAACTTTACTAAACACCCTTCCGTACATGAAGGAAACAGTTATAACTTCGGACGACCGTTTAGTAGCCCACATTAAAAAAACACTTAATCTTAAACACCTATGATTTTACCAAAAGGACACGCGACGCAGTACTTGACCGATTTTAAAGACGGACGAATAAAACGCGGATTAGGTATCGACACGGCGTTAGATGACTATTTGCTTTTCAAACCTAAACAACTTTGCATAGTGCTTGGACATGACAACGTAGGTAAGTCGTATTTTATGGAGTGGTACTTTCTTGTTCTCGCTCTTAAACATAATTTGAAGTTTACCTTGTGGATGGGTGAGAATAATTCAGGTCAAGTTATGCGCGATTTAATCCAAATGTACGTAGGTGTTAAATTCGAGGAACTAACCCACGAACAAATAAGACGAGCGGAAATGCGTTTAGAATATAATTTTACCTTTGTGGATAATTCACGGCTTTACACGCCCGACGATATTTTAGCGATATTTGAAAAGACGGATTCAGACGTTTGCTTTATTGACCCGTTTACAGGACTTGACCGAGGTTTTAACCATTCGGATAATTACGACTTCTTAAACAAAGCGAGATTATTTTGCAATAAGACAGGAAAGACTTTGTACCTAAGTACCCACCCAACAAGCGAAAGCGGACGAAGCGGAAACGTTTACCCAGCTAAACACGAATTCGAAGGGCATTTAAGACCGCCAATGAAAGCACACATCGAAGGCGGTAAGCCATTCTTAAACCGATGCGATGACATGATAGTTATTCACCGACTTGTGAAACACGAAACTATGAAATTTCACACCATGGTTGACGTAGAGAAGATAAAAGACCGCGACACTGGAGGACAACAAACCCAGTTTGATTCGCCGTTAATGTTTGACTACAATTACGGGTTGGGTTTTACAATGGGCGGAATAGATGCAATTGCCCCGCATCGAAGAACGAAGAAAAACACGAACGAATTACCTTTTTAAATTATGGATGAACTAACATTTTTATCAGTAAAACTAAACGTGCAAGTAGTAATCGACAGTATGAAAATAAGCATCGAGGAACTACGCAAAAGCCCACGACAAGAACAAGCAAAGCCATACATCGACGGAATGACCAAGCACATAAGAAATCTTAACGAGGCTTACGGTTGTTTTATCGCGATGGCACAAGAACTTCGGATGTTAAATAAGATGAATTTTAACTATCATCTTGAAAGTATGCAACACAAACACGAAATCGATAAACTAAAAGCTGAAATCGAGGAACTAAAAAAGTTTATATGAGGTGTAAAAACTGCAAAGAGGAATTTAAACCAGTGCGATTCAACCAAAAATTTTGTTTTGACCCGCTATGCTTACAAGTTTGGATAGCACAAGAAAAAGCGAAGCAATGGAAAAAGACGAAAACCAAAATGAAAAGCGAGTTAATGACTACCCAAGACTACCTAAAGATAGCCCAACAAGTATTTAACAAATACATTCGTCTTCGCGACAAGGGTAAGCCGTGTATAAGTTGCCAAACGACACCAAAAAAAGAAAACGCAGGGCATTTTTTCAGTAGCGGTGGACATTCAAACGTGCGATTTGACGAGCAGAACGTACATTTACAATGCGAACACTGTAACTCGTTTCTGTCGGGTAACCTAATCGAATATAAGAAGCATTTAAAAAAACGAATCGGACACGATGAATATATACTTTTAAGGCAAAGAGCATACATAACAAAGCAATGGACGCCCGACGAGTTAAAAAAACTGATTTTTTTATACAAAAGAAAGGTTAAAGAGTTGGAGGTAAAAGAATAAATGTTATATTTGCGTATAAACTAAGTGATATGAGAAAGAAAGAGCAAACAGAAAGTTTCGAGGATGCCATTCCGAAGCCTCAAAACATCTACATTAAGTTGTGGAGGGCAAAACACGAAATCGGAAAAATCGTTAAAGGAAACGACAATCCGTTTTTTAAGAGCAAATACGCGGATTTAAACACCATTTTAGAAGCGTGTGAGCCAATCCTACTAAAATACGATTTAATCCTGTTACAGCCAGTTAAAGGTAACTGCGTTCACACTTGGGTAATCGATATTGATAGCGGCGACAGGATAGAAAGTTATTTAGACCTACCGAATATTGTAGACCCTCAAAAAATGATTGCCGCCGTGACTTACTATCGCCGTGCATCACTACAAAGTTTATTAAGCCTTCAAGCTGTTGACGACGACGGAAACACGGCGAAGGAAGGTAGCAAGCCGACATTGTCAAATGAACGCTTCCAAAACGCCATTAAAGCGATTAACGAAGGTAAATATGACATTAAGGTACTACGCGAGAAATACCACATTACACCCGAACAACACGAAATACTTTTGGACTTATGAAAATTAGATGCTCATCAATAGGTAAGATAATGACTAACCCCCGAACAAAAGGGGAATGTCTTTCAGCAACTGCAAGAACGCACGTACAAGAACGTTTTTTAGAAATAGAATACGGTATTTATAAAGAGTTTTGGAGTCGATACACGGACAAAGGTAACCAAGTAGAAGACGAAGCGATTTTAATGGCTGAATCATTGTTCGACGGGATGTTCTTAGAGAAAAACGAACTCAAATTTACCAACGATTATCTAACAGGAGTTCCCGACGTGATTACGGACGATTTCATAATCGATGTCAAGTCGAGTTACAACGCGCATACGTTTCCGTTTTTCGAGACCGAACTACCGAATAAGGATTATTTTTACCAAATGCAAGGTTACATGGCGCTAACCGAAAAGACGGACGTATATGTAATTTATTGTTTAATTAATACACCCGAAGATATTGTACTGGATGAAATACGAAGAGAAAGTTGGAAGCGAAAGGAAATTTCGATTAGCGAAGAGGTTGAAGAGTATGTGCGTTCTATTCATACTTTCGATAATATACCGAGGGATAAACGAATAAAGGTCTTTCACGTTGAACGAAACGACGGCGTAATCGAATCTATTTACCAACGAGTAGACGAATGCCGAAAGTATTACGAAACACTTAAAGAGAAATGAAAACAGTATTAAGGTGGTTTAAAATTAGTTGCCCGAAATGCAAGAAAGGCAAACTAACACAAGCTGGGGTGCATCATTGTTGGGGTGGTGGAGAGTTAAATGTTTATAGCTGTGATAATTGCAAAAGTCAGTTTATTTAAAATGGCGTATGACTATCATATAAGCGAAACAAAATAACGTATAACTTAAAAACAATAAATATGAATTTACAAGAATTAATTGGCTTAAAGGTAATAGCCGTATTTGATAATGAAGAAATCGAAGGTGAAGTAATTGATGTAGTGGTTAATGATTACTATTTCTTTGAAAAAAACGAACCAATACAGATTTACGTTAATATTCTACCTGACCACGACGTAGAAGACGAAGAAATGTGTAGCGGAATACCTTTAAATTGTATATACTATAAACACAAATAAAATGAGTACAAAAGTAAACGGACGCGTTCACACGATAGGAGCGCCACAACAGAAAAGCGAGAAGCTAACAATCCAAGAAGTTTGGGTGGAAACAACGGACGGTAAATTTAGCGAAGTGCTACCCATTCAATTCGTGAACGACAAAAGAGAGCTAATTCAGAATCTAAAAGTAGGTGACGAAGTAGAAGTGGGAATTAATATTCGAGGGCGCGTATGGAATGATAAATGCTTTGTAAGTCTAAACGGTTGGACTATTGCGTTAAAGGCAGTACAAGTAATCCAAGAACCTAAAAACGATGATTTTCCGTTCTGATATGTTTATTAACGACGATAAATTACGCAAAGAGTTAGTTCGAATCATGCTAACGAAAACACGTAACCAAATAGTCAACGAAATAAAAGCAACGGGTAACAAGTTCCATCAGTACAATATCGACAGATTCGTACAAGGAAAGCCCGTAAGCATTGAAACGTTGAAAAAATTAGATAACTACGTGAATAAAAACCAATAACTAAACTAACTTACCCTCGTCTAAACAGCGGGGGTTTGTTTTTTTTAATATATTTACACGCCAATGCAATGGATTAACGTACTATCAAAGCATCACAAGGAATGGATTAACATTGTCCGTTCGTTTGGAGAGTGTCCTTTAGCTGAAGACATTGTACAGGAAATGTACCTTCGCATTCACGACGCCAATTCGGGTGAAAAAGCGGTAATAAACGACGAGCCGAACCGCGCTTTCGTGTGGGTAATTCTCAAAAATACGTTCATAACTTACGAGAAAGAGAAAACCAGGATTCAAAAGGTTTCGATTGACGAACTTAACTACCTTTGCATCGAGGAAAGCGAACCACAAAAACACGAAGCGATTAGTAAAATAGACCAAAAGCTACAAAACGAGTTATCTAAATGGCATACTTACGACCGTGAACTATTCAAAGTGCATACCTTAAAGGGTAAATCAATGCGTGAAATAAGCAACGGTGCGAACATAAGCCTATCGAGTATATTTAACACGCTTAAAAACTGCAAAACACGGCTTAAACAAAAGATAGGAGAGGATTATTTAGACTATAAAAACCAAGAATATGAGAGGATTTAAAGAGATATTTAAAGCAACTGAACAAAAACTTGTTGAGCAAAAGGAACAGTTGGAAGAGCTTGATAGGTTAAATGAATATTTAACAAAAGAAAATACAAAACTAATTAAAGAAAACAAGCAACTGCGTGATGACCTTTGCGAGTTATCGCGTGAGTACACGAAAAAGAATAAGAGATGACCGAATTTAAACAAAAGAGAAAAAGACGCACTAAAAAAGAAATGGAGTTAGTACGTTCAACTAATGAGAGCGTAGGATTAGGAGACACCGTAGAAAAAGTTTTAGAAGCGACAGGAATAGCAAAGGTTGCCAAATGGATATTAGGCGAAGACTGCGGTTGTGATAAGCGAAAGGAAGCGTTGAATAAGTTATTCACTTACAAGCGTAAGATTGAATGTCTACAAGAAGGCGAATACTTATTCCTAAAGGACTTTTTTACATTCAACAAATCAAGGTTAAAACCAACAGAGCAAAGTTCACTATTAAGAATCTACAACAGGGTATTTAACCAACGCCAAGAACCGAGTTCGTGTGCGGATTGTTGGAAAAGGATATTAAACGACCTACAAAAGATAGTAAATGAATACGAACAAGAACATCAAGACGTTAGCGGAACGTAAAAAGGAACGTGCCGAAAGACGAACCAAAAGATTACAAGGAACAAAGACCAAAGTAAAAGTAGACCCCTTTACAAGACTTAACCCCGAAGAATGAACTTAGAAGACCAACTCGAAGAAATGTTAGACCGCGTAATAGGTCAGTTTGATAACTACGCATTCTTTGTAGGTAGGTACTATAAAGACCAAATGGAAGGGATTACCGAGTATTGTGGGTATCCTGTTTTCCTGGTTCTACTCATCGAAGAAAAAGACGATACTATTTACTTTGCACCTATTGATAACTTCTACATTCAATCAATGAACTAATATGCAAGTAGTAAAAATAACACAAGTAAAACCTAATCCGAAAAACCCAAGGATAATAAAAGACGGAAAGTTTAAGAAGTTAGTACAATCTATTCAAGACTTCCCTGATATGTTGAATAAACGCCCGTTAGTTGTGTTTACTGATGTGGATAATAAATACATTGTGTTGGGTGGTAATATGCGTTTAAAAGCGTGCAAAGAGATAGGATTAAAAGAAATACCTATTATAGTAGCAGACGAATGGACGGAGGAACAAAAAAACGAATTCTTAATTAAAGATAACGTTGGCTTTGGAGAATGGGATTGGGATAGTTTAGCGAATGAATGGGACACCGAAAAATTAGAGGATTGGGGGCTTGATTTACCGATTGATTTAACAGTTGAAGAACTCGAAGCCGAAGAGGATGATTACGAAATACCTAACGAGATAAACACGGACATAATAATAGGAGACTTATTTGAAATAGGAGAACATCGTTTACTTTGTGGAGATAGTACGGATAGCGATTTAATAGAAAAACTATTAAACGGTAGCAAACCAGAGTTATTATTGACAGACCCTCCCTATGGAATTGATTATGGTGGAATGTTAAAAGGAAAAGGAGACGGTAAAGGTGGTGCAGATAAAAATGGATGGAAATCTTATGACGCACCTGATTGGGATAAATCAAAACCTGAAAGCGGAGTATTGCAATATCTTTGTCAAATAACGGACAATCAAATAATATGGGGTGGAAATTATTTTACAGATGATTTACCTCCTACAATGGGATGGCTTATTTGGGATAAAGGACAAAGAGGATTCAGTTTAGCAGATGGAGAGATGGCTTGGACTTCTTTTAACAATGCTCTAAGGATAAAAGAATACGCAAGAGCAAAAGCAAACCGAGAGGAAAAAAATCACCCAACACAAAAGCCCATTGAAATAATGAGCTGGTGTTTTGAATATGCGGATAGACATTCTAAAAAAGAAATCAAATTAGTTTTAGATGCTTATTTAGGTTCAGGTTCAACAATGGTAGCATCACACCAACTTAAACGCAAATGTTACGGTATGGAATTAGACCCGAAGTATTGCCAAGTAATAATTGACCGAATGAGAAAACTTGACCCGAGTTTAGTGATTAAGAAGAACGGAGTTACAATGTAAATACAGAGTTATGGAAGGAAGAAACGGTGGAACATTAAAACCATTTGAAAAAGGCGAAAGCGGAAACCCAAACGGACGACCAAAGGGAAGTAAGAACAGAAGCACCATAGCGAAGAAATGGTTAGAAACTAATCAAACTGCAAAGAACCCAATAAGCGGACAGGATGAAACGTTAACACAAGAAGATATGATGACGTTGGCTTTAATTAAACGAGCGCGTGAAGGTGACGTTGCCGCATATAAAGCGTTAATGGATAGCGGTTACGGAATGCCTACTCAACAGATTGAAACAACTGAATTAAGAAAGAACCTTCCCGACTGGATGAATGAAGAACTTGAAGAGTAATCCGAATTACACCTATCTAAAATCAAAGGTTGCAAAACAACGAATTACGCTTTTACAAGGCGGTACACGTTCGGGGAAGACATACGCGACCATTTACTATTTAATTTGGCTTTGTGAAAAACACGAAGACGGAGGAATAGAAATAGACCTTTGTAGGGATACATTCGCCGCGTTAAAGGCTACCGCGTGGAAAGACTTTCGCGATGTGCTGATAAAACACGAACTATATTCCGATAAGAACCACAATAAGACCGACCATATTTACAACCTATTCGGGAACTACATAAACTACTACGGTGCTGACAACCCCGACAAGATACACGGACGGTCAAGGGATATTCTTTGGATAAACGAGGCGCATCAATTCCCCGAGGAAACAATAGACCAACTTTTCCCACGAACACGGTATCGAATAATAGCCGACTATAACCCCGCGTTACCCCAAGAACATTGGTTAGATAAATACATAGATAAGTACCCGCCTTGTATAACGACGTATCGAGATAATCCGCATTTAACCCGGCCGCAAGTAGAGGACATTGAAAGTAAGATAGGCAATTCGTATTGGTGGAAGGTGTACGGAACAGGTGAACGCGCACAACCAACGGGGGCGGTATTTACTAACTGGTCATTAGGCGAATTTAAGGAGTGCGAGTTAAACGGATTCGGACAGGATTACGGATTTAGTAACGACCCGAGTACACTTATTAAGGTGTCAATCGACAGAAAGACGAAAGTAATTTACCTAAAAGAATGCTTTTACGAAAAGGGATTGAACACGGGTCAACTATTCGAGTACAACAGACAGCACGCTTTGAATGATTTGATAGTAGGCGATTCAGCCGAACCGAGGTTAATAAGCGAACTTAAACAGCGAGGGTTAAACATTGTCGAAGCAATTAAGGGAACTGGAAGTGTAACGGCGGGAATTAGTTTGATGTCGGAGTACCGAATATTCATAGACCCCGACAGCAAGAACATGATTAAGGAATTCAACAACTATTCATGGCAAGAAAAGACGAACAAGACAATACCCGAGGATAAATGGAATCATTGCATCGATGCCGCACGTTATTTCGTGTACAACGCTTTGAGTAATCCAAATAGGGGTAAGTATTTCGTAAGGTAAAAACGGACTAAGGTACAATTAAAGGAAATTAAGTTATAATAATATGCAGTCAAAGATTTTAATCCCAACTTCATTAAGCGAAATTAGGTTAACTCAATACCAAGAGTTAATGAAACTGCAAAGCGAGGAAGATTCAAACGACATTGCCGCAAAGAAAATGATTTCGATGTTGTGCAAAATACGGATGTCGGAAGTTAACAACTTTAGCGCGGGTGACGTGTTTACGTTGATGGCTAAATTGGGCGACCTGTTCAAACAAGAACCCGACTTTGAACCGACGTTCTTTATTGATAAATATGAGTTCGGATTCATTCCCGATTTAGAGAATATGACCTTTGGCGAATACGTGGACGCTGAAAAGTATTTACAGGATTGGGACACGATGCATAAAGCGATGGCGGTTTTATTCAGACCAATCAAAAAAAAGAAAGGCGATAAATACGAAATAGAACCCTACCACACAAGCGCGACGTATGCGGAAGTTATGAAAATGGCGCCGTTAAATATTGTACTGGGTGCAAGTTTTTTTTTGCGCAATTTAAGCGAGGCATTGTTGAACGTTACGATGGACTTTTTACAGGAGGAACTCAAGACGATGGACTTGACCACAGCGCAGAAAGCAACTTTGCCAATCGATGGGGATGGTATGCTTCAATTTATACGCTCTGCAAAGGCGACGTTAGACGAATGGACGCAGTTACCGCATTATCGGTGCATCAGTGCCTTACTTACTTAATGTTTGAAAAAGAAAAGAACGACTTAGAAATACACATGATAAAAAGACGGAACAAATGAATGGATACTTCTACATACTAAATACTTTAAGAACCGAAATAGAAACTATTCCGTTAGTAAACACGGTAACACAAGGAAGCCTTGACGATATCGACAACTACAAGCAATCAATCTTTCCCCTGGTTCATTTAATAGTTAACAACATTTCACCAAATGGGAACGCTCTTACGTTTAACATTTCCATTATAGCAATGGATATTGTAGACATAAGCAAAGAGGAAACGACAGATAAGTTTTTAGGCAACGACAACGAACTCGATGTACTGAATACTCAGTTAACCGTTTTGATGCGTTTATATGAAAGCCTTCGCCGTGGTGACTTGTTCGGTGATTACGCTCAGTTAGGAAGTTCAGTAAGCATCGAACCATTTACCGAGCGATTCGAAAACTATTTAGCGGGCATGACCATGACGGTCGACATAGTTATACCTAATCAAATGAGCATCTGTTAATGAGAAAGCAGAAGCTACAACAAGAAATAAAGAAGTTTCGCGATTACGTTATTAAGCAGTCGCGCAGTAATTTAACGAAGTTTAAAAAGAACGCTTCTAAAGAATTATATAACTCGTTAAAAGGAACGATAACCGAGGAAGGCGACAATACCGATTTGGTTTTTACGATGCTTGATTACGGGAAGTTTCAGGACTTAGGGGTAGACGGAAAAAAGGTAAAACACGGAAGCGAATTTTCATTTAAAGATAAGATGCCGCCGCCAAGCGCGTTAGATAAATGGATTGTTAAAAGAGGGATAGCACCCCGCGATAAGCAAGGACGTTTAATGACACGAAAGCAAGTTCAATTTGCCATTGCTCGAGGGATATATTACAAGGGAATTAAACGCAGTTTGTTTTTCACCAAGCCATTTGCGGACGGATATAAACGAGCGGGTAAAGATTTCCAAAGGGCTTTAGGGGGTGATTTAGCGATTTACTTAGATGAAATTATTCGAGAATCAAATACGAAAAGACGGAACAAATGAATATACAAGCACGTAGCCCCTACATAATAGAAATAGATGAGGCAGGACAAACAGGAAGTAAAATAGAATTATTTCTTTGGAATGGTTCAGGTAGTGCACCCGCATCACCTACTTACACTCTTAGTAAGTTAATCCCGTCACCGACTAACACGGCTAATTACTACAACATTTCGCCATACATCCGAGAGTACATCGATAACACGGTAAACCCAAACGTTTATAACACGGTAAGCCCCGCAGACTTCGACAGCTACGTAAATGTTAAAGTGATTAGGTACAAACTAACACCGAGCGGCTACGTTACGCTTGACGTGTTAAATCATTACGGTTGGGATGGCTTCGGATATTACGAGGATGGAACGAACCCGAATAACGGGAAATATTTCCTTGACCAAAAGACGTACTATTATTTATACGACCCGAGCGCGGTACTTGCAACCGACGTTTACAAACGAGCGGGATTTTTAACGTTAGAAATTCCTTCGGGCGGTTCATTGCGTTACACTAACTTAGTAAGCGGAGCGGTAGTGAATACTGGCTTTGGTTCGGGAACGTTTCAATATTGCTATCGAGTTTACCCAACGTGGTACGACGACGGCAACAAGTTAGAAATTCTTAGTTCCACATCCACGGTTTTGGCGACGTATTATTTCCGTCCACAGGTCGAATGTAGATACGATGTAATTACAATAGACTTCATAAACAAATACGGCGCTTGGCAAAGGGAATTCATGTTCAAAGCATCCTACGACCAACTCGATGTAAAGACGAATTCCTACCAATTGATGCAAAGTAGCTTAATGAACTATTCGACCGCGGAAGGTAACTTTAAAGAGTTCAATGTAAACGGACGGCAAACAATTAAAGCGAACACGGGAAGCGTAACCGAAGACTTTAAAGAGAACCTTACCCAAATGGCACTAAGCGAACGGATACTTTTAAATGGGCATCCTGTAACGATGAAAACAAAAGGGTTCGATAGGGTGAAAGTGATTAACCAAAAGACGGTGAATTATACTATCGAGTTTGAAATGGCTTACGAAACGATTAACAACATCGTATAATGAAAAGGAAAGTACAAGTATACATAGAGGGCAACCGCTTAGAATTATTCGAAGATGAGCAGATACAAGTTAGTAGTAGCATACAAAATATTCAGGACATATCAAAAGTGTTTACGGACTTTTCGCAATCATTTAGTGTACCGTGTTCTGTTCACAATAACCCAATATTTGAACACTTTTATGAGAATGCTATAAACGGAACGATTAACCCGAACTTACGAAGGGATGCGTTTATCGAAATAGATTTAACGTTCTTTCGTAGGGGTAAGATTCAACTTGAAAGCGTCCAACTAAAAAACGGACAACCTTACGCATACAAGGTAACTTTCTACGGGGAAATTCGAACGCTTAAGGACAGGTTCAGCGAGGATAAATTAGTTCAGTTGGACTTTTCCTCTTATGCACACTTTTACGATTACGTAGAAGTAGAAGCCCGTGTAACTGGTTCAACCGATTACGACATTCGTTACCCGTTGGTTAGTTCCCGCCGCGTTTGGCAATATAACGAACCCAGTACACCGAATGATAACATCGATTCAGCGCTTGGAGCGATTCAATACACGGAACTATTTCCCGCGTTAAAGAACAAAGAAATACTACGCACAATAGGCATTGCATACGGCGTAACGTTTCAAGGGTTATTCTTAGATGACCCGCGATTTACGAATTCGTTTTTACACCTAAAAAACAAAGAGACATTTACCCAAGTTTCCGAGGTTCAAAGCCCCGACTTTACGACATTAAATGTTATTAGTTCGTTGGACTATCAATATATGTTTGACGCGATGGATTTAGCTACCGACACGTTGCGAGTTCAGTTTAGACCTTGGGTAGATAGCGGAACGCATTTCGTTTACCTGAATGTTACAGCCGCATCAAATAACACGCCGTATACGATACAAGTTTTTCAAAACGGAATACTCACGAACACGATTAACAACCTTGGATTATCAAATAACCTTATCGTTAGTTTGGTTAATGACCCTGGTTTAGATTCGTCGATTACTTATCAAATATACTCACAAGCACCCGTCAATTTAACGTTTCAAATGGTTTACAATTGGTCTTATTTATACACCGACCAATTCAACGTACAACAAAGCGCGAACGACTACCTTTACACGAATACAGCAACGCAAGTATTTACGAACAATCTAAACGTAGCCGCTAATATGCCCGACATGAAGGTAGCGGATTACTTCGCGGGGTTGCTTAAAGAATTCAATTTGACTTGCTACCCAATTGACGAAAACACGTTTCAGATTGAACCCTTAGAAGATTGGTATTCGAAAGGTAGCATTATCGACATAACCGAATATACCGACTTAGAGGAAATCAATATTAGCCGTGTACCGCTTTACAAAAAGATAGAATTTAAACATGAGCAATGCGCGTCGTTTATGAATAGAAAATTCTTTCAGTTAAATTCGCGTGAGTACGGTGACCTATCCAATTCTTACCCTTACGACGGACAAGAATACGTAGTGCAAGTACCTTTTGAACAACCGTTGTTTAATAACTTCACAAACACTAACGTTCAAGTAGGTTACTATCTACAAGAAGAGCCAACCTTCCAACCTTACGTACCTAAACCCGTTATTTTGTACTTCGATAAAATACAGGATTGCTTTTTATATTTTAGTGACGGAATTAGTTCGAGCATAATTAATAGATACGCCGTATTTGGACAAGACACGACCTACAATACCGCTCAATGGTCGTTGAATTTCGGGCAGGAAGTTAGTTCGTTTTACTTAAACACGATTCCTAACTCATTGTACGACGTTTACTACCGCCCGTACTTACAAAATATGTTCAACTTACAGAACAGATTAACGGACGTAAAGACGGTGCTTCCTTTGCGAATACTTACCAACCTAAAATTAAACGATAGGTTAGTGATTCGCGACAAGCGTTACATCATTAACGAAATGAAAAGCAACCTTACAAACGGAGAGGTTAACTTCACTTTGCTTCATGACTTTAGACCTGTAAGAAGACGAAAGTTCATTCCTGTAAAACCAGGTACAACAATTCACAAAGAACCAATTCTATTTCCGAATGGAGTAATTCAAGCGGATATTGACGTAACAGGAACAAGTATAACAGCCGACGTGTACACAATGACCACGGAAACCACGGTAGAATTTACGATACCTGTTAACCTTACGCCTGTCGAAGAAATCGTTTCGGAGGACGGCATAAATATTTTGGTAAGCGAAGACGGATTAGACGTAATTGTAGCCGAACCATACGCGATAAACATTGAAACCGTGAGTATAATATACACTTACGACAACGGAAACACGGAAGTAGAACCTTTAACTTTTGAATGGTGATAGAACAGATTTTACAGATGCTTAGAATAGACCCTTGGTATGGGGAAAGCGAACTAATAGAAATAGCCAAAGGTAAAAATAAGATTCCTAAAACGGTGAAGGAGGTTTTCGAGCAAACACGAAGGGAAGCAAAATTTAAAAAAGCACAAAAAAATGGCTGAAGAATATAGCGTATCGTTAAACGTCGATAGCAAAGAAGCAACCAAAGGGCTACAAGCGGTTGAAAAGGAAGTTAACAAGTTAGACCAAGAATTCCAAGACTTGGTGCAAACAATGGACGGCGACGCGGGTAAAGCGATGTCGAAACTCGAAGACCAAATGTTAGCGTTAGCCCAAGCGGGTAAACGTGGAACGGACGAATATAACAAACTTGCCGAAATGCTTGGACGCGCCAACCAAGCGACGAACTTAGTAGCCAAAGACATCGAGAACCTTTCCGTAAGTGCCAACGATGTAACCGCTCAGATTTCCGTTTTAGAAGACCAACTTTATGAAATGGCGAGGGCGGGAAAAAAGGATACCGAAGAATTCAAAGCGTTGGTTCAAAAAGTCGGAGACCTTAAAAAGACGATAGTCGAAACCGATTTAGCTATCGAAGAATACGCCGCCACGAATGCAGACCTTGGACAGAAAGTAGGAATCCTTACCGACAAGATGTATCGAATGGCTCAAGCGGGAGACATGAACAGCGCCGAATTTAGAAAGACCGCACAAGAAGCCGCCGCCGCACAAGCACAAATAACACGCGTAGACATGGCGTTAGAGGCTATGGCAATGACGGGAGCGATGAGAATGCAAACCGCGCTCGGAGGTATCCAAGGTGGGTTCGATATGGCTTCGGGTGCAATGACTTTATTTGGTATCGAAAGCGAAGCGGCTCAAAAGGTCATGATGAAGTTTCAAGCCGTTATGCAAATGACTGCGGCGGTAACTACAATGCAACAAGCCTTACCCGCAATTACAGCGATTAAGAACAACGTAATCGATGGATTTAACGCGATGTCAAAAAGTAGTAAGGCGTTTGCGTTAACTGGTGTCGGTTTGGTGATTACAGCGATTGCGGCAATAGCGGTTTATTGGGATGACATTAAACAAGCGATTTACGGCGTAAATAAGGAACAAGAAAAACTTTACAAACAAGCTCAGAAACGAGTTGACCAAGACAAAAAATCTTCCGAATTATTAGCGCTACAAGAAAACTCGTTAAAGCTACAAGGTAAAACCGAGGCTGAAATCCGTAAGATTAGAATGGATAAATTAAAGGTGTCTATTAAGAATGCGGAAGTCGAACTTAAACTATTACAAAAACGAGCAAAAGAAGAACAAGCCGCCGTTGAAAATTCAGCAAAGAACGCTGAAAAGATAGCGCGGTTTATTCTCGAAATGATGACGGGCGTAATAAAAATGGTTAACGTTCCAATTGACGCCATGATATGGGCGGTTAACAAAGCGTCCGAGTTAATGGGTAAAGGTAAGGTTATAAGCAAAGACCTTAACACCATGGTTAATGAGTTTAACGAAATGGCTTCGAAGAAAATAGCGAAAGCGTTCTTTGACCCTAAAGAAACACGGGAAAAAAACAAAGCGGCTATCCATGAATCAGAAATGTATTTAGGGCAACTTAAAAGCGATTACGACGGCTTGCAGTTAGAAATACTTGAAGGACAAAAAAGAACATCAAATAGCGCGGTTAAAACGGTACAAGAAACCGCCGACTTAACCCGTGAAATAGAACAGGAACGTATTAACCAAATGAAGGAAGGACGCGAAAAGGAACTCGCACAGCTTCAACTAAATTCAAAATACGAACTAAAAGACCTCGAAGAAAAACTAAACAAAAAAGAAATAGAGCAAGCCCAGTACGACGAATTAGTAAAGGAAAAAGCCGAAAGTCTTCGTTTAGCTGAATTAGACATAAACCAAAAGTATAACGACTTAGAAGCCACACAACGTAAAGAACAACAAGACAAAATAAACGCATTAAAAGATGCCCAATGGCAAAAGGAACAAGAATTACTTTTGGGTAAATACAAGTACGAAGAATTACTACGGCAACAGCAACTCGATGAAGAGATAAAAGCGGCGGGTGATAATGCCGAACTGAAAAAACTATTAGAAGAAAAATACGCCGCTGACCTTCGGGAAATTCGCGCACGGGAACAAGCCGAAAAAGACGCGTTAGCCGCTGAAGATTTAGAAAAAAGGAAACAAGACTTTGCCGATAAAGTAGCCATGCAACAACAATACGCCGACAACGTGCAACAAGGCTTTAATATCCTATCAAGTCTTAGTTCGATGTTTGAGGGTAAAACCGAAAAGGAACGCAAGCGAGCGTTTAAAAGAAATCAAGCGTTACAGATTGCACAGGCTACGGTGGAAACTTATAAAAACACGGTTGCCGCGTATGGTTCGCAGTTGGTAGTTGGCGACCCTTCCTCGATTGCGAGAGCAGTTTTAGCCGCCGCCGCCGCTGCCGCCGCAGGTGCAGCAAATATCGCAAGCATCGCAAAACAGAAATACCAAGAAAATAGCACAACGTCTTCCGTTAATCCCGAATTAGGCACGGTTACAACGCCTGAATTCAACGTAGTAGGGAACGCCAACGTAAGCGCACTTGCTCAATTAACAGGACAACCTATTCAAGCGTATGTTGTGAGCGGTGACGTAACCACAGCGCAAGGATTAGATAGGGCGCGTGTAAATAATGCAACATTGTAAACATTTTAAGTTATCAAATTATGGACGTTATCGAATTAGTATTAGACGAAAACAACATGAAGCAAGGCGTATACGCCGTTAGTGTTGTAGAACACCCTGCAATAGAGGAAGACTGGGTAGCATTGAACAAGCACTTTGTCGAATTGAAAGAAGTAGACGAAGAAAAGCGTATTTTGATGGGTGCGGCTTTGATTCCAAATAAGCATATCTTACGATTAAACGAAAAGACGAAAGAAGAGTACTACATTTTCTTTTCAGAGAATACCATTCGTAAAGCATCCGAACTTTTCTTGAAACGAGGGAAGCAAAATAACGCAACCTACGAACACATGAAAGAAATAAACGGAATGTCGGTAGTTGAAAGTTGGATAGTCGAAGATGAGAAACATGATAAAAGCGTGAAATATGGCTTTAACTTACCAATGGGTACTTGGATGCTATCCATGAAAGTAGATAACGAGGAAGTTTGGGAAAAGGTAAAAGCGGGTGAGGTTAAAGGTTTTTCAATCGAGGGTTATTTCGACAGCAAAGAAGAACTATCAAAACACGAATCATTATTAGACCAAATAAAAAACATACTTCAAAACCTGTAAGCAATGAATAGAACCGCACCACGTCCAAGAACACGCTCAAATAGTCAATATTCCGTACAAATGGAAAGTTTAGAGCGTAAAAAGCGTTTAGAATCAATTCCCGAAGTCGGCGCGTTAGTAGAAACAACTGGTAGTTTTTATGTCGGTAACGGGGAAGAATGGATACAATTTGCGCCTATTAATAATGAAACTTTACAAATAGGATGGGCGCGTTACGACGACACCGAATACACAAGTGGAAATCCGTATTTAATGACCGCAAACACGGAATTTACGTTACCTAATAACGGAGGTACTACAAACGACCCTTACAGCTTAGGAATGTACACAAGCCCATCTTTTGATTTAGAAGCGGGTTCAACGTATGCGCTCACTATTTCTTTTAAAGCGTCCATGAACACGAACAACGCACACGCAGACTTAAATTTTTATTGTTCAACGGAAGACGATTACGAAAACATAGCCGACGTTATTGTATTTCCAAAGGGCAACGGTGTTGAACACGTATTTTCGAGGTCGTTTAATTTCTACGCTGACACAAACGTAGCAAATGACGGATTACAAATCAAGTTTAACGCAAGCCATTCGGGGATAATATACGACGTTATTTACTTCATTGAAAAATTAAGCCATGCCTAAACAAGACGAAAGAGCGGCAGTTAGTCCGTTAGGCGGTCGCCGCGGTTGCCTATGCAAAGACAACACGTATAAAAGCGAATGTTGTCAAGGTGAGTTATGGCAACAAGGCGTAGGTAGTTTAGAAAATCAGACTACAAGCCAAAGCCAAAACGTGAACCAACCACGAATAAAAAACAATAGTTACTCTTAAAAATGCAACAATATAAACCAAATAAGTTAATAAGTTATGAATAAACACGTATTTGAAAAGATAGCGAAGTTAGATAATACTGAGTTGTCGGCAGTAGATGTTAAATTGTCATTAATGACCCAAATGCAAGGGGGTATTAAGCAGTTAACAGAATGGAGTAAAAAATCCGTAAAAGCTAAAGCAACAATTGAGAAAGCAGCGGCAACTATAAACGCGGCTTATAAAGATATTGCTTTAAATAAAGGATTTTGGCAAGGCGCACAAAAAACAGCTGAAAAATACAAAGCTCAAATGGATAAATTGAGCGGTGAATTAGGCGTTAATCTTAAAGGTTCTGACCTTGATAAAATGTTAAGCGACATTTATATGTTAATCGAGGACGGGCAAGGCGATTTTAACGACATCGAAATGGCTATGAAATCAATAGGTAAAGTCTAAATAAATAAACGATGAACGCAAAACAAGCAATAAAAGAAATCAAGACGCTTTTAGGAATGGAAGTGAAACTTGAACAAGCCCGTTTAATAGACGGAACAACCGTAATCGAAGCACCTTCTTTTGAAGCGGGCGCAGAAGTATTTGTAGTAACCGAAGAAGGAAACGTACCGTTGCCTGTTGGTGAGTACGAAATGGAAGGCGGGGAATACATTCTTGTAGTTACCGAAGAAGGTATCATTTCCGAAATCAAAGAAAAGATGGAAGAAACCGAGGAAGAAGTAACCGAGGAAGTCGCTACCGAAACTGAGGAAGAAATGTCTACCGAAGAAAGACAGCCTAAAAAGACTATCGAATCCATTATCAAGGAAACGTTGTTCTCAGAGGTTGCAAAAATGCGCGAAGAAAACGAAGCGTTGAAAGCGGAATTAAACGCCATTAAGACGGAATTAAGCACACAAAATAGCGTTAAACCTATTTCTTATAATCCTGAAAACGAAAAGCCCGTACAAGTATTCCGATACGAAAAACAAAAGGCTCAAAGTTCTCTAGACCGAGTTTTAAATAAATTGTATTAATCTTAATTTTTTAACAAAATGCCTACAAACGTAGTAAACACTACTTCTTATGCTGGTGAATTCGCAGGGAAGTACATTGCCGCCGCTCTTTTGAGTGCAAACACTATCGAGAATGGTGGTGTAACCGTTATGCCTAACGTAAAATACCGAAGCACGGTAAAAACTTTAAGCGCAACAGGATTGGTTAAGGACAGCACTTGCGACTTCGACCCTACAGGGGAAATCGCTCTTACTGACCGAGTAATCGAACCTAAGTACCTACAAGTTAACGCGACTATCTGTAAAGACGAGTTCGAAGACGATTGGGAAGCTATCCAAATGGGATATTCCGCATTCGATACTTTGCCTAAAAACTTTACTGACTTCTTTATTGCGCGTGTTCTTGGAACAATGGCAGAAAGCACCGAAACTTCTATTTGGACAGGTAACGGAGCGACTAACGGTGAATTTGACGGTCTTTTCGCTTTGGCTCTTTCTGAGGTTGGAACAGGTATTCCTGTTGGACAAGGTGTTGGAGGTACAACTATCGACCCTACTAACGTTATCGACGAAATCGGTAAAGTAGTTGACGCGCTTCCTTCAAGACTTTACGGAAAAGAAGGTTTGAAAATCTATGCTCCTCAAAACGTAGTTCGTGCTTACGTTCGCGCATTGGGTGGATTCGCTGCGGGTGTTGGTGCTGCGGGTATCAACAACCAAGGAACTACTTGGTACAATGGTAACGCTAACGCTTTAACTTTCGACGGTATTCCATTGTTTATGGCAAACGGAATGGATTCTAACACCATGTTGGCAACTACAAAAGAAAACTTGTTCTTTGGAACTGGTCTACTTTCTGACCATAACGAGGTTCGTGTTCTTGACATGGCTAACTTGGACGGGTCTAAAAACGTTCGTTTCGTAGCACGTTACACAGCGGGAACTCAAATCGGTATCTTGGAAGACTGCGTTGTTTACGACGTATCTCTATAATCATTAACGGGGGTGTAAAAGCCCCCTATTTTTAACTTTTTAATACATTTACCTATGTCATGTGATATTAGCCAAGGCAGATTAGAAGCCTGTAAAGATGCGGTTTCGGGCATCGATGCAATATACATAATAAACTACGGGATTAATTACCCGACAGATGTAACATTTGATACTACGCCTCCAACCCCTGGTTATGAAGACGTAATTACAGCAGTTGCGGGTGTTACTACCCTTTACAAATTTGAGTTAAAAGGCGCAAACTCATTCGAGCAAACAATCCAATCAAGCCGTGACAACGGTACTACGTTCTTCGAGCAAGTAGTAGTCGCTCAGTTGAAGCGTCAAGACATCGCTACTCATAAAACGGTTAAGTTACTTTCTTACGGACGTCCTCACATCGTTGTAAGAGATAGAAACTTGAACTTCTTTTTGGCGGGTCTTGAAAGAGGATGCGACGTAACAGCGGGTACTTTCTCTACTGGTTCGGCTTTGGGTGATTTTAGCGGTTATAATTTAACGTTCACGGGTATGGAAAACATCCCCGCGCCGTTCTTAGATTGTAACGACGAAGCATCTTTAGCGGCATTGTTTGGTGGTGCATCAATCGACGATAACTAAAATAGGCTCTTAATTCTCCTAATACTTAGTTTAAGGGGGGTAGACAAACGGTCTGCTCCCTTTTTTTGTTTTAAAACAATTCGTCTTTAAATAGTTATATAGATATGCAAGTAATAACACCTATTGCCGCACAGAAAACACTTAGTATCGTTCCGAGATACGAAAACGCGGACGCTTGTATATTTCGAGATGACCAAACAAACACCGAACAGACATTTGCGATAGTATCATTTACCGAATTAGAGTACTACTTTGAGCTTGTAATCGACGTCGATGTCGACTTAATCGAAAACCATTGGTACGATATGTTCCTATTTGATGGGGCTGTAATGACCTTTTACGACAAGGTATTTGTAACGTCTCAGAACTTAGACACGTTTAGCGTGAATAATTACCCAAATAACACGTCGCAGTACATCCCAAATGTGACACAAAACACGTACATAACCTATGAATAACGTTCACTTTGTTGATTTAGCGAAATACGAAACGCCTTCCATACACGAAAGTAGCCGTGAAAATTGGGTTAGTTATGGGGAAAACGATGATTACTTCCAATATCTGATAGACAGGTACACTTACAGCCCTACAAATAACGCGATTATAAACAACATAGCGAAGTTAATTTACGGACGTGGACTGAATGCTTTAGACGCTTCAAGAAAGCCCGCTGAATACGCTCAAATGCGCGTCCTATTTAACAAAGATTGCATTCGTAAAGTTATCATGGATGCAAAGATGTTAGGACAATTTGCGTTTCAAGTAATCTACTCTAAGGATAGAAAGCGAATCGATAAGGCATACCACATTCCCGTACACCTTTTACGCCCTGAAAAGTGCAATGCTGACGGTGAAATAGAAGCGTATTATTACTCGGACAATTGGACGGATACTAAAAAGTTCCCGCCTAAAAGAATTCCGTCTTTCGGTACGTCAAAAGAAGATATTGAAATACTTTACGTTCGTCCTTATTCGGTAGGATTAAAATATTTTAGTTTAGTGGATTACCAAGGTGCGCTTCCGTATGCCGTTTTGGAGGAAGAAATAGCCGACTATTTAATTAACGAGGTTCAAAATGGATTCAGCGGAACGAAGATAATTAACTTTAATAACGGAATCCCTACCGATGAGCAGATGAGCGACACCGAAAGGCTCGTTAAAAACAAGTTGACAGGCTCAAAGGGTGAACGTGTAATCATTTCATTTAACAACAATAGAGACCAAGCTACAGAAGTTGTAGACATACCGCTAAACGACGCACCACAGCATTACGAATATCTTTCCGACGAGTGCATGAGAAAAATCATGCTCGGACATAACGTAACTTCGCCTTTACTTTTTGGGGTATCAAGTTCCAACGGATTTTCAAGCAATGCGGACGAATTAAAGAATTCTTTTGTGCTTTATTACAACATGGTTGTGCGTCCATATCAAGAACTTATTTTGGATGCCTTAGATACGATTTTAGCGTACAATCAAATCAGTTTGAAACTATATTTCGAGACTTTAAAACCGCTCGAATTTATGGACGCAAGCGGAAAGGTCGAAGAGGAAGTAGCGCTAAGCGCGGTAAATGAATTACAAAGCATTTTAGACGAGGTAGACCGCAATCAATTGAGCGACGAATGGGTGGTAGTTGACGAGCGCGAAGTAGGAGAGAACGAGGACGAATTAGACGAAGCACTTTTAAACGCCGAAACTGAATTCGAGCCTAAGGTTAGTTTGCTTAGTAAGTTGGTTAACTTGGTTCAAACGGGTAACCCTATGCCGAACTTAAAGAGTTCACAGGATAGGAAGGTAGGAGATTTGAAGTACTTTAAAGTGCGCTACAAATACACGGGCAACCCTCAACCCGAAAGAGACTTTTGTGCGGCGATGATGTCGAATACTGATAGGCTTTTCAGAAAGGAAGACATCGACATGATGAGTAATCGAGCGGTAAACCCTGGTTTTGGGGAAGGTGGCGCAAATACTTATGACATTTTTAGGTTTAAAGGCGGTCCGCGATGTCATCACAAATGGGCGCGGGTTACTTTTATGCTTGACTTGAATAAAATCGAGGAAGGATATAAAGAGATAGGGACGAGAGCGGCGGAAATTAAAGGCTACAAAGTAACGAATCCTTACGAGGTTAGCATTTACCCTAACAACCTACCTAAAAAAGGATTTAGCCCACGAAATAAGAACCTACCAAGAGACGCGAGATAATGGCAGAAGCACTTTTAATAACGAGAGACGATTTAGTACGTTTAACCGCGTTAGGTGGTAACGTCGATACGGATAAATTTATTCAGTTTGTCAAAATAGCACAGGATATTTACATACAAAATTACCTTGGCACTAACCTACTGAATAGGTTTAAAACCGACATCGAGAACAACACGTTGGTAAGCCCTTATTTGGAGTTATTAGAGACGTATGTAAAACCGATGTTAATCCATTGGGCAATGGTTGAATACTTACCCTTTGCGGCGTACACAATCGCAAATAAAGGAATGTACAAGCATAATTCAGAGAACGCTACGAACGTAGAAAAAAACGAAGTCGATTACCTTGTAGAAAAAGAGCGTTCAATAGCACAGCATTACACACAGCGATTTATCGACTACATGGGTACTTATAGTGCGACGTTTCCCGAATACAACGATAATAGTTCGCCCGATATGTTCCCCGATACAAATAACTTTTTTCGCGGTTGGTATTTATGAAAGCATACAAGCCTAAACATACGAACGTACAAAAATTAACAAGTTACATCAAAACGATAAGTAATGAAGACTATATCCGAGTTTCCACAAGCGACAAGCCTAACAAATCAAGACCTATTATTAATAAGCCAGTACGACGGAGTTAGCGCATACGAAAATAAATACATAACCGCCAACCTTGCGGAAAGCGTAAGTAAAAAAGAATTCATTGCAAGTATCGAGCAGTCGGGAGTAACCGCTCCTACTATTACCGTGATTAAAGACGACTTTGGAGATACATATTCTACGCTTTATGTTGGTGTTGGGTCGTATGAAATTTCGGGTTTCAATGGTGAGTTAACAGGTGACGAAGAAATTAGCGTAAACGTAAACAATTTACCCTTATCTGTTTTCATGCGAACAGGCAACGTAAGTACGACAAATATTTACATTAATACATCGGACGTTTCTACCACACTAATAGACGGAGCAATTCCAAACGCTACATACATTCGAGTAACAAAGTACCTATAATGAAAGCATACCTAACAACTCTTTTAGGCGGTTTAGCCGCACTTTTAACACCGATTAAGCCTTTGATATTAATGGCGTTCTTTGCGATTGTTTTAGATACCTATTTTGGCATTTGGAAAACGGTACGAAAGGACGGATGGAAAGCGGTACGAAGTAGAAGACTAAGCGATACGATTACTAAAAGCCTTTTGTACGTCGGTGCGATTATCGTTATTTTCCTCGCTGAAAAATTTATCCTTGCGGACGTGTTCGAGAATTACACAAGGGTTGAATTCATGCTTACTAAACTATTCACTTTATTTTGCTTAATGACCGAGGTTAAAAGCATGAGTGAAAGTTACAAAGAGGTAACAGGTAAAAACCTTTGGAGGGCGTTTTTTATATTCGTACAACGAACACGCGAAAACCGTAAATAATGGCGTTAAAGTCCACATGGCGAAAAGTAGAAGAACTCGAAGCGGGTAAACAAGACAACCTTGTTTCGGGCACTAACATAAAAACTATAAACGGCAGTTCGATACTTGGAAGCGGTAACTTAGTTGTAAGTGGTGGAGGTGTTTCGGATGGCGACAAAGGCGACATTACGGTAAGCGGTTCGGGTTCGGTTTGGACTATCGACAACTTAGCCGTGAATAATGCCAAAATAAACGACGTTAACGCGACAAAGGTAACAGAAGATTCAACGCATCGATTCGCAACGGATACCGAAAAAAGCACTTGGAACGGAAAACAGGATTTACTGATTTCTACAACCAATATTAAAAGTATAAACGGGAATTCGATACTTGGAGCGGGTAACCTTACCATAAATAACAGTCCGTCGTTGGGTATCGTTACAGGCACGAACGTAACAGGTACCACAGCATTTACAAAGAGTGCGACTATTACCCTTCCCGCAAATACGATAACCGCTAACACGGTGTTAGAAATCGAAGCGAGAGCAATAAGGGTAGCAGTTACAACAGGTACCATTGGATTTCAAATGTATATTAATACATCAGATTCATTGACGGGAGCAACTTTGTTAGGGGCATTTTCAACTTTAACAAACACTAACTGGTTCTCACAGGCTCGAAGGTCGTTATTTATCAATCCAACTACAAATACTTTAACAAGCGTAAACGCGGGCGCTGTGGGAAACA